GAAGTGTATCTTGCACCATACACACGGCGCATAAATTGGTCGTGAGATTCCATGTCATTTTCCTTTCAGGATGTAGAGCGTCACGCGCTCTTTGTTCTGGACGGCGGTCACTTTGATACCGCGCTTGATGATCAGGCTTCCGTATTGGATGAGGAGGGCGTCGCGGAGGGTCATCTTGCACCTGTATACATCCAGCCGTCCTTTTGCGCTCCGTCAATCGCTTCTTGGAAATTCTTGCCAAAAGATGACCAGAATTGACCGTTGCAGTAGTGGCAAACAATTTCCGTCTTGCTTTGGCGTCCCTCTTTGGCAAGGTAGAAAAAGATTATGCCGTCCTTGTCCCAATTCTTGACCGCGTAAAACTTTTTGTATTGCGGTGCGTAGCCGTTAGTCTTGACCGCTTCGGGAAGTTCCCCGAACTCTATCGGCTCAACAAATAACGTATGTCCTGATTGTGCGTGAATGATTGTGCCTGTCATGTCTCAATTCCTTTCTTGTGTATGCTTCCATTATACGGATTGCGGGCGGGAATGATAGTGACATTCGTCTTAACTTTGGTATTACAGTGTCACTTTTTCAGGGTGTCGATTGCGTCGCGCATATGTCCGAGATTAGAAAAAGCGATAGGCAAATATGCGTATGCTACGGCGTAAAAGTCGCCCATTTCTTCTTCAATCAAGGCGTCAAGCGATTCCACTAATCCTTCCAGCTTTTCGACTTTGTCCGCTTGCGTAATCGCGCGGAATTCCGCTTCGCTGGCGATGAAGAACACAGTTTCGGCGGCTTGCGTCTGGCGCACCAGTTCGTAATTGTCGCCGTTGCGCTTCCAGTACAGTTGGTCAAGGATGGGGGTGATTTGGGGTGTCATGTCGTTTCCTTTCGTTGAGGCGGGGTCGCCTATTTTTGAAAATATCTCAAAACCTGATCTGCAATTCTGCTTGCCGAATTTCCGTTCATTTTTACATTAAACATCTCGGCTTCTTTCAAAACCATTGTAAAAACGTTGCGCGGTTCGCGGGAATGGCTGACTGTGTTTCCGTCACGGTCTTTCCATGTCTTTAGCAGTTCATTGATTACCAGAATTTTGATGTCGTTTTGTTTCATGGCTTGCGCTCCTGTCTATGCTCTAATAATACAGCCCGAAGATTAAGAGAAGCTTAAAATAAGATTAGAGAATCCGACCAATATTATATATAATTTAACAAAAAAGCCCCGCCAATAAGACGGGGCAGGAGAGGCGGGAGCGGTTATATTTCGTAGTAGCCGGTAAACTGCGCCCGCTTGCCGTTGGCGTTCGTCCAAGCGGCGGCGGCGGTATCCTTGCCGAGCGTGACGGTTGTACCAGCGGACAGAATCACCCAGCGGGGCGGGGTCGTCAAGTTCGAGCCGTTATCCACGCCCGCCCAGCACGAGCCGCCCCAACTTGCATTGGTGGATGTTTTCGCGGTCACTGGGATGGTGATTGTAAATCCCGTCGCGTTGCTTGTGCCGTTCGAGCCTTGCGCGACTTCCATGTGGCAGATTTCATTGGCAATCTTGTAACGATATGACGCACTACCGGGATTCGCTGAAAAGCCTGTGAGCGTTGGCGTCCAATCCAGCCAGCGAGACTCGTAAATCGGGCGGCTGATAACGATACTGGTTGCGGGTACAGACCAGTTATATGCCGCGCTTCCCGATGTGGTGACATTGACACGTCCGATGTTCTCAACTTCATCCGTTGATGCAGGCGCCAAGCCAGAATAAATCAGATAGTTGTATGCGGTAGCTGTTGAAGAGAACGCCGCATAAGTCACGCCATAGGGTAAACGGCTTGCGGCAATGAACACCGTCGAACCCGCCGCCCGATAACCAAGATACACAAACAGGTCTTGATCTGACAGACACAACGACGCGCCATAGCCGAAAATGTCCGTGCCTGCGGTTGCGGTCACTGACAGGGCGGCGGTAATGGTGCGGACGCTATTCCCAATCCTTACATAAACGGGGTCAGTTGCGGACGGGTCACTACCTGCAACCGTTTTGATTGCAATTACAAGATTGTTACTTGATACTGTGCGTGAGATATATCCATTGATTAATTGACCTTGCACGGGTGCGTTGGCGATGTTCAAATCTCCAATCGTCATCCGTTTCGGCGCGGGCGTTCCGGTTGGGTCGTCCACTTGGTATAAATAGTCACCTGCCAGCGGGGCGGTGTTTGCGGTCAATGCTGATACTTTGGTGTCTGCCATGTTATAAACTCCTAGACCTTCGGGAAGGTCAAACTATGCGCGAGTACCGCGCTCCATTTCACGATTTTGTTGTTGATAAGTTCCAAGTCATACCCATTGATGTAATAGGTGTAATCACTCTCAATGTTGTTCATGGGTTCGGTCAGTTTGATGGACGAACCCGCGTCAAGTGCCATGAACGCCAGCATGTTTAATTTGTCGCGGTTGGCGGTGAAGCCTGCTTTATTTATTTCTGTGGCAGGCACGTCGCTGAACAACAAACCAAACACGCCAGCCTCATCGTCATAGCGTAAAAAGTTCCCATTTTCAAGTAATAAATAATCGCCCGTTTCAAGCAACATTAAGTCCGCCGCGTTCGATGCGCTGAATAATGTGGTCGCGTCTGATACATACGGCATGTCCACCGTCAATTCATTCACGCCGAAGTTGGAAATGGATGTCGCTGATTCATGCGTCACTGAGGCGGTATCATAGACATACACGCCATAACCGCGAAACTGCAGGAAGGTGACATAAATCGTGGATGTGGCTGAATTGGTCAAAGAGTATTCAACCTCCGCCGTGCCAAACTCTGCCGAAACGGTGAGCGATGAAGTCTTGTCCGTGCCTGTGCCATCGGATAAAGAATTGGCGGTGTAGTCGGTGGTAGCAACGGGCGGTATCATGTTGATACCTGAGACACTGGATGATTTTCCGTTCGGGTCGCGGTAGGATGAACGCAAGTTCGAGACAGTCTGTCCCGCCGTCAATGTGATTGGTTCTTCCAAGTTCCACAACACAACCGCGCTGGCGTCAATCTTGCGCGGGTAAGAGGTCAAGGTCGCTTTGTTGTAAATGTTCCTGCCGTAACTGGTCTGCAACTCCATCAAATCAGACGGTGAGAATATCGCATCTTGAGATGCTTCGAGTAATATCTTGTCGCCCGTTTCAAGTAATACTTTGTCGCCCGTTTCAAGTAATAAAAATCCGGGCGTCTCGCTGGAATGTAGCGGGATGGTGGATGGTGTGGTGCGGTTGGCATAGCGGTAGGTTCTGTTTTCAAATACCAGTGTTTCACCCGCAACGGTATCTGCCAATGTTTTAGAGCCGCGTACATAACACAGCCCAAACTCTGACAAAGTTAGTTTGTTTATCTCGCTGATTGCCTTCGTCTTTTTAGAAGTCACGTCGAACACAGTCGGGAAAGTCCGCGTGCCGTTCTGATAACTGACTTCCAGCGGCTCGAACGGCATATTGTCCACTACCTGCGCGATGCCTTGATTTGCCGTGAGTGCGATCTGATACGCAATCAAATCAATCGTGCGGTTTGCCGCCTCTCGCATCCAGTTGGAACATTTGACCTTGACATCCCGCGCCCCTGTTACAAATGGCGTGACTTCTATCCCGTCGGGGTCAATCTTGAAATATAGATGCTTATAGTAGCCGTCATACAAAAAGAACAAATGGACAGGCAGACCAGTTGTCCAGCCTGTCAGTACATTGGGATGACCAGGCGAGTAATAGCCGAGCGTCTGCGCGGCGTTATCTTCGCCGTTACGCAACGAGAAGGACAGCTTGCCAATCCCGCCGACCCTATCCAGCGGGGCGTTGCTCATGATGCCAATACCAGACACGCGCAAGCCGGGATTGTGGGCAAGGTCGGGGAATATATCAACCCATGCCCCATTGACATAGACTTCCAAGCCAATCGTGGTGAAATCTTCGCTCATGATAGTTTTGCGAACTCTGTACTAACCGCCGCACCAACGGCGCGGGGATTGTCACCGACCAACACGCCCGCCAGCATGGAAAAACCGTTTGACATGGTCGCCATTTGTTGATTGATGTATTGTGTCAATTGTTGCTGAATGGCGACGGTTTGCGCGGCGGTCTGCGCGGCGGTCTGTTCGTTGGATGCGATCACATCCGCGCTCATGCCGCTGATGTTGTTCTCGCGTAACCTGCCAGCCACGCCGCCCGATTTTGCGTAACTTGACGTTGTTGCAATGCGGGAAGATGATTTGGTCGCCATGCGATTTGTGTATGTGTCATTTGGAACAGAACCGCTCGCCCGTGATTGCACCGTGCCTAAAACGCCAGAGGCTAAAATCTGCTTTGATGTCTTGGCGTCATAGACATAACCAGTCGGTGATATTAACTCGGAGATACCTTCCACGAATTGCCCGCCGGGTCTGTCGCCTACGAGCGTCCAGCCGCCGCCGAGTTGTCCGCCTGTTGCTTTTGAATCGTCAATCGCGCCGCCCATCGTTTGATTACCGCCAACACTCGCCACGCTTCCAGCTTGCACGTTGGCATTGTTGCCTGCCTGAGACGTAATCAGACCAATCGAACTGCCGCTCCCATGCTCACGGATGAAGATGTCAATATACATTTTCGCGCTCTTGCCGTCCATGTTGGAGACCTTCGCCATGAGTTGCGAGATTTGGGAGGCGTAGGTTGCCGCGGTCACTTGTCCATTGATGAACGCCTGCGCGAGTTGGTCTTGTGCCATTTGCTGATTCGCCGCGCCTTGTGAGATTTGCCCACTGGCTACGGCAAAGGCTAACTGCTGTTCTAATGTCGCATCTTTGGCGGCAAGGATTGAAGAGGCAAAGGATTTATAGCTTTGCGTCTGTGCGGCGTTGTTGGCGGTGATGGCGTTCTTCAACTCGTCAACGGTCTGCATCTGTTGCTGTATCTTCGTGCCTGTTTCGCTGTAACCGTCTTTGCGTAACTTTTCAAGTACGGCGGTTTGTTCGGTCAGGGCGGTATTGAGTTCAAGGCTCTTTGTCCGCATGGCGGTCTGCATCTCAGTGAGTTTCAGCCCGCCCGATAACGCCATACTGAGCGCGGCGTTCTTTTCCTCTTCGGTCTGGACTATCTCGCCGTTGCTTTGCGCCGTGTCCTGTTGCATCTTGGAATAGAACGCGGTCATCGCCACGCCCTTGTCCATCGTCTTGGTGAATCGGTCTTGTGCGGCGGCGGCGGCTTGCATTGATTTGGGTATATCCATGCCCGCCATTTTTATGTATTCCGCGTACGTCTTGCGGGAATCGGCGGCGGTTTGATTGGCAACGATAAAACTACCTACGCCCGCACCAACTGAAATCTTGACACCCTGCCAAGCATCCGAGAGCGCGTCAATTGCTAAACGCGCCTCTTCTGACATCTTGATTTGGTCATCCGTCAAAATTAAATTCTTATTGACTTCATCGCCCATATCCCGCAACGCATCGCCGCCTTGATTCAATGCGTTCGTCCAAGCCAAACCGCCCTTACCTAAGTTCTTTAGCAAAAAGGCGTTTTGTTCTTGCGGTGTTTTCAGGGCTTTGTATTCATCGGATAACTTCGCCAGCGTCTCGACGGTTGGCACAAGCCCTTGCTTGGTCATGGCTTTGGTGGCTGTGGTTACGTCCTGCGCTGAGATTTGGAAGTCGTCCAAGACTTGAATAAAGCGTGACGTTTCCTCTGCGCCCGTGCCACTGATAGCGGACAAGTCGCGCACCGACCCCGCATAGTTCTGGAACTCCATATAACTAGCGGCAGCGGCTTTGCCCGCGCCATATATCACACCCGCCGCAACACCAAGACCCGAAATTAAGCCCGCGTTCGCCTTTGTCCATTGGCTCACGCTGTTCTTTGCTTTCTCAAAGGCTGGGAACATGGTCATACGTGTGCCCATCTCTTTATTCATTTCACGTTCAGCCGCCGCGACCATGCGGGCTTGTTGACCAAGTTCCTTATATTTTGCGGCGGACGCGGCAACATCCGCCTGATGCTTGGCGGCGGCTTCGGCGGCTTTCCCGATTTGCTCAAAACCGTTGACGACTTCCTGTGTACCAGTGGCTTTGAATTTCGCTTCTAGTGATATGACTTCGGTCATTTTTTGTTAGCCTTTGCCATGCCGTCTTTTATTTGCAGATACTCAAATAAATCAGCCATCGGCAGGGAGTGAATATAGTCAAGCGTCCAGCCTGTTTCAAACGCTAAACGCCAAACGATATATTCAAACGGGACAGGCGCACCAAATCTCAAACTTGAGAAGATGCGCTTTGAGAGTTTGGGTCGGTTAGCGGGTTGGCGGCGCGTTTCCAGAACGCTTCTTTCAAAAGCATGAAGGTACGGGCGGGTGTATCGTCATTTACCTTGATGCCCGCGACCTTGCTGAGTATCGCGTCGCCTTCTGTGTCGGTGGTGTCTTTGTCAAATAGTTTTCGATATTCTTTAATCGTAATCTTGTCAAAATCGAAGGTAATCTCTTGTCCGTTGGGTAGCACTACATCGGGCATCGTTACTCGCTTTCTGTTTAGTTGACGCCATCCGTCCAAGCGGTCAAGGCAGAGCCAGCACCACTGAACGAACAACTAATGACCGCCACGTCTGCATACGGGAAGGTTACTTTTGCGCCGTCTGCATACGCGGGGAAGGTGATTTTGCGTTTATTGGTCGCTGTGCCTTCGGGTTGGATAACCAACGTGCCTGCCTGTCCCGGTTGAAGGGCGGCGGCAATCTGCGTGCCAGAAGTTTGCACCAATAACTCAATGCTCGCGGTTGCGTCCTTGATGGTCGCAATCCGTGCGGTCTGGGTGTCTGCGCCTGCGGTAACATCCGCATACGCGACGGAGGGAGACCAGTCCACCATTCGATAATCTGCCGCCAATGCCACCGACCCGGAGCCGTAATTCCAAGTCAATACCATTGTTGGTCCTGAAACTAATTCAGCCATTGTTTAATTCTCCTATGTATCCTGTATCCTGATTCGGTAGAGTCCTCCAGACGACGCTACCATCTGCCCGCTTGGCTCATTTTGCACGGTGTCAATATCCTGCACCCGCGCCAGCCAAAAGTTAGTCCATCCACTAACCGTGAGAGGTGACAGGTGCAAAGCCGTATCAATCTGAGCGTCAATACTGCCCGCCTGCGCCGCGCCTTGCGAGCCTGTCGCATACGCGCGGATATAAACTAATAGATTCTTGGTGCGGTTCTGCGTCATGTTCTCATCCCCGCCGCCTTGAATGTTCCATACGATATATGGATAGTCTTGCGACATGGGGGCTTGCATGTAATAGATTGCCGTAGTACCTGCCAGCAGTGACCGCACTGCGCTGGTGGTTTGCAATCGTGAATAAATCGCGCTGTTCAATACGTTCATTTGAATAACCCTTTAATCGCGCCGATAAATGGGTTGATGTAGTTCATAATAGCGGGAATAAAGAAAGGCTGTGCCGCCATCCTGCTCGTACCTAGTTCTTGGAAGATGCCATAACTTACACCGTCATGGATGCGGGCGGTCTGGTCGTCAATCATTTCATAAGCAAGCGAGTCTCGTAACGCGCCAGTATCAACGGGCGCAAGTTCGGCGGCGCGTTCGGTCATCAGTCCCGCGTAAGTCTCCAAGACTTCAGGCACAGTTTCCAGATTGCCGATGATTTCCTCAAGCCCGGACACATCCACCGCGAACGATACGCTGAAAGGCATTAGACCGCCTCCACTGTTACACGTTTGACTGCCTGCCACGATTGACCATCGTTCACTGACATAACCGCGTAAGTAGTGCCATCAATCGTTACCCTGTCGCCAAAAGCGATCACGGTATCGTAAGGCATGGAGAGCATATACCCGCGAAAGGTCTGCAACGAGTCGCCAATCAACGGCTCTTGGCGGGTCTTGATGTCCAAACGACAAGGCACGTTACTATAAGCCGTTGCCCATGTCTGGCTTACTCCGCCTTGCCCGTCGGGTGTTTCTGTCACTGTCAGGATGGAGCAGGTATCGGGTAACAGTTGCCCGATTGCCTCACGCATCGCCGCCAACATCGCCGTATCAATTCCGAACGTCATGCCACATCACTCCGCCACATACTCACTGTCTGGATGGATTGAGTACCTTGGTTTTCAAAGAAGTCTGCCATCTGTACGCAATGCTCATAAACCGCCGCGCGGCTGATTGAATGATTGTCGGTGCTAAAGTTGAATGACGTGGGGGCATAGTGGGAAGCCTTGCGCCGCCACACATCCGCCGCCGCCGCGTTCAAATCGTATGACCTGCCTGTCAGATAATAGACAGAACCCGCCTGAGTGGTTGAGAATTGGAACTGCCCGCGCCGATAATCGGGGGTATAGTTTGCCGTGCCAATATTTGCGCCGGTTGAGTCTTGTAAATATAGGATACTTGTGCCGCCTGTGGTCGCTTCGTAAAAGCCGAACGCTGAGCGGTAATCCTTATACAACGAACTGCCGCCAGTGGTTTGAGTGGGGTACATTGCCAACTGTTCCCAAACTATGTCACGGCGGTGTATGTCTAGAATATCCTGTAAGTGTTCGTCGCTCCAATAGTAAACATCGTTTACCTGATAATCATCGTAGTTCGCTTCGGTCATGCCGCGCAATTCTAGGATTAGATTGCTCATGCCAGTTCTAGCCGCCATAAGTCACCTCTGCTTCACCCTGCGCTTTCTGTTCGGGGAATAATGCTTCCATTGTTTCTTTCATAAGGTTTAGCCTCTGGTTTGCGCTCCCTTGACCGTGAAAGCCAAGTACCACCGCATCTGGACACATGCTCACGTCGAAAGTTGCGTTCCATTTGTCGCTGATCGTTACAACCGTTTTATCTTTCATGGCGAGTTGGTTGAATACGCCTTGCTCGAACCAGCCTTCTTTCGGCGGATAAGACGCGAGCCACTTATCTATAAAGTCTTTAGTTGCTCGGCACTTGTCAATATACAACGCGCCCACATTCCAATGATGTAATTGCGGTATCCTGTGCCAGCACGCGCCGATGCCAAAATCAGGCACGCCATCGCACACATTGACGCTTGTATCTTTTATC